CCAAATAGGGTTTGTGATGATCTCATCATCTTTGATGGAATTACGCAATTGGGAGTTAATCACCGACCCGATAGAAATGCCTGGGGTTTGCTGATAAGCCGTGAGGCTAGTCGTGGCATTTGTGCCGAGTGTTTTCAATGCCACGACTAGTAATCCTTAACCGAAGGTCGCGTTAAAGGCGGAAAGCGACTCAATGCGCATAAAGAACTGCTGGTTCTCAATGAGCGTTCCATAGAAGCACTTCCAGCCGACTATCCTCAATTGATTAAGGGGGTCGCCTTTATCAGCATCTTTCAGGTAAGTAAACTTCACGTTGTCAAGCACGACCTGCCCATAAGCGCCCCGACCGAAGATAAAGGTCGGATACACCGTAAGGCCGTTTGCGGGCGCAGCGGGAGGAGTCTGGGCAACACCAATGCCCGTAATCGTCACCGTCTGCCCACCCGCAAGCTGCGTTGCCTGTCCAACAAGAGGACCTGATTGCGGGCCTTGCAGGGACAGCCCGAGATTGCTCAAAGTGGTTGTGCCGCCAACGCCCGTGTAGACGCTAAAGGTGAAGCCTGCCAGGGCAGGGAGTGCGATAGTGACCGACCCGCTGGGTCCGACCACGGCCTGCGTCGTGGCGATGTAAATGCGGCTCTCAAACTGATTCTGCGTATCCGAGGCCGTGACCTGGATAGGATAGGTCGCCGTCGCAAAAGCGCCCGTAGTCGCTGCCCCAGTCGTAAGCCCCGTGACTCCCGTAAAGCTAGGAACCACGTTGCTTTCGCAAAAGCGGATACCGTTCCACTCGCCAGCCTCGAAATTGTAAAGACGATTGATATCGCTATAGGACCAAGCCTGCGATACCTTGCTATCCTGTCGCAAATCAGCGGCAACGAACGGATGCATGACCGAGACATAATGAGGCATCGTGCGTGGATTGGAACTTGCCTTGGCCCCGCCCGCGTCAGCCTTCAACTTGGTATCGGTCATCTCGTCCCCGTTATATCGGGGAGCGCCAAGATTATACATCATGGCATAAGCGCGAGTGACTTCGGTCGGATTAAGCACGTCACCCGTAACCAAGGAAGCACGAGCCCCGCGCGAGTTGACGTAATTGACCTGAGTCCCTGACATAAGCGTATTGAAGGTATTACGCTCCAGAGTTTCAGCGACCTGCAAGCCGACTAACTCAGTCGCCTTTTTAAACAGAGGGTGTTTAATCGTCAGTTCGGCAACGTCGGTAATTGTCACCTTATCGCCCCATTGCTGAGCGACTGCCGTAACCTGTTGAATGCTCATCGTCTCGCCAATCGGCGGGACGCCTTCGCTCAATGGTGCGAAGGGAAGTGGGATGCGAAGATAGCGGGTTGCCGTGTAGGTCGTGCCCCGCCCTTTCGGAAGCTCCAGAGGATCGCCAAATTGATAGACGACCAATTGTTTCCGGGTCAAAGGTAGCGTTTCATCTGCAATATAGGCTTCGATATCAGCGCTAAATTGCGGGGCTGTATTAACGGCCATATCCTAATCTCCTTGAAGATATGGCCTACGCCATATCAAATGTTAAGGTTCGTCAGTCGTCTCTCACGTGCGGCCTGTTCTCCTCCGCCCCGTGGCCTATTGTCCGATCCTTGATCCCCGCGTGAGTTAGAGGGCCTAACCCGTTGCGAATCAATCTTACTCTGTCCCTTCGCCGCCTGCTTCGTCTTTGCCTGCCCGCCGCGCTCACGAACATCTTTACCGATCAAGTAATTCAAGACTGCATCACGGGCCAGATTACCCCCCTGCTGTCTGTTTTCCTTAACCAGTTTCTCAACTTCCGAAACATACTTTACGAACCTTCCGCCGCTATCACGAACCGTTGCGTCAAAAGTCTGCTTGTCGCTCTGCTCATAAAGGCGCATCTCCATCGCGCGCAATTGAGAGTTGTTCTGCTCCGTTGCGAGACGCAAATCGTCCCGCATCAATTCTTCTGGCGTCATTATCGCGCGACGCTGTCGTGCTTCCTCTTGCGCCTGTCTGCCGTTATCTTGCTGCGTCCGTTGACGCAACTCTTGAAACTCTTTCTCCAGGCGTTCGGCTCGGTCTTCCGCAGCCTTGGCTCGATTGGCAATCGTCTGAAAGCGGTTTTCACCGCGATTAGACTTTACCGCCCTCTCTTCCCGCCCTTCCGCAGCCCCATCGTCTTTCCGATCGGTTTCACGGTGTTCGGCGGATAGATCGCCTTCTTTGTCGTCTCCGCCTTCGGAGCCGTCTTCCCCTTCGGCATCATCGATTTCTTCATTTTCGACCTCATCATCGGAAACGTCGTCAATATTGTCTTCTGGATCGGCCATTTTTCTTTTCCTTACAACAGGTTACGCCTGTAGGGCGATGTTGCCCATGACGGGGGCAAGGCGAGTTAAAGCGTTACATTAACCGGTTAAACTAATTTGTCAATGCTTAGTGAAAAGTTCAAACGCAGCGAGGACAGCAGCTATTGTTCCAATAGCGCCAACTAACCATCCCCATCCGTCGCCAAGGCCCCTCGTGTGACCTTCGCCTTTGTCTAGGCGCTGTTGAAGTAAATCAACTTGGTTTTTTAGACTCTGCATCTGCGTCAAAAACAATTGCTCGTTCTTGTTGATCAATTCGCTGAAATTGTCGGCTTGTTTACCCGCCGCCTCCTTCTGCGCCTGAAGCGCGGCATCGACGGCGATCTTGTCACTCTTGGAGACTTGTTCGGTTCTAACGTCACGCTCCACAAATCTTGTTTGCGTCAGTTCTTTTAATGAAGTAACCGCTGAATGAACCTCAGCAATACTTGGCTCTCTATCAAGGGTTTTTTGAAGGAGAACAATAGCCTTATCCATACCGTCAAGACGGGCCTTTATCTCTTCAATCTCCCCTGCCATTTAATTCCAGCCTGCTTGGTTGGAATTTTGGCATGCCGTAAGCAACGTAAAAACGCCAAGAGTGAATAAACGCGTTAACAAGGCTGCGCAAAGGCTAATTCTTACTTGATACATCATGCCATCATTCCTGATAACACTCTAACTGGAGGTCTGCGCGAACACCCACAATGGTATGTATCGCCACTTTGTAGAAAAGAATGACGAACAACTTTATGTTTTCCGCAATCACAAACACAGAGCCAATGACTCACGGTTTTCTTGCTCTGCCAATGATGCTGATCCGCCGCGCGCTCAATAACTAGTAAACGTCCGAAACGCCTACCCAGAAGATTAACGCGCGGACGAGCCATTAAGACACTCGTTCAAAATACCTAATGATGCGGCTCACGGCCCAATCAAGGAAACACATGAAACCGCATCCTAAGGCGAAGGCGGCTGCGTCACGCCAAGTCACGGACCTGTTTTAGCCGCCGAGGACGCCACAGGGGTAGCAGCGGGAGTATTCGCGACCACGGCTGCAGCCAGGGCCTGAGTGCGGCTCTGAATATCAGCGCGCAAGGCGGCAAGCTTCGTCGGGTCAACGCCCGCCGTCGCGAGGGCAGTCGTAAGCCCCTGCAACAGTGTAATAACGCTACCGATTTCAGTATCTTCCGCAGTAACGTCCGTCATGATATCGTCGATCGCGGCCATTTGTTTCAATCCTTGTGTTAACAGCAATATCTGCTGCGCTTCTATCGCCTTTAGGCGAGCTTCTATTGCCACTAAAACGGCAAATATTTTAGGCAATGGTGGTTGCCACCATCTCATAGCTTCGAGATCACCCCTTCAATCCAGGTGATGATTGAACCGCCGTTCTTCTGCTCCCAAGCGAAGATACGCCCAAGAATAGCGTTGGCTTCCTGTTGGGTGAAAGTAATGCCATCTGCCACGAGGACCGTAGCATCCGCGATAGTTGCGCCTGACACAGGGCCAGTCGTAATAGCGTCGGCAACGAGCTTAGCCGCATCGCTCACAAGGCCTTCCGCCGCCTGTGCAACATTGAACTGAGTAGGGGTTTCACCAGCCATATTATATTCCTTTACATTCCAGGGGGCATCAAATGACCGCCGATGCCATCGCGGGTTGAATAGGCGTAGGTAGTTTCGGGATGAGTCTTTGTTGAGGGTAATGTAATTGTCGTGCCAGCGGGTGACTGCAATGCACCGAAATCTTTCGCGAGTTCAACCATCGCGGCAATGTCTTGCTTACCGGAGACGCTGCCGAAATAGGTAACTCCCCAATTAACCCATTTTATAACGACACGTCCAACCGCGATCTCCGCCTTCTCAGTTGGCGTCGTCGCGAACAAACTGAGCAAGTGCAGAAGGAAATTCATATGCTTATCCGGTTAGCGCCCATCGCCACTATCCCTAGCTGATTACGACGCCGGACCATGCGTGCATAATCTGAGTGTCCGCATCCACAGTGATAGTTTCGCCATTGTCGTCGCTCTCGTATTCGTATCCAGCATTGTGTATTTCCTCGCGTTGCAAGGCCACGCGATCGGCACTGTCTATTGAATAGACTGTGTTTGCGCCGAAAGAGCCAAATAGCGGCGACCGAAAAAC